TACTGTTGCATAAGAAGCTGTTGCTGCTGCTAAAGTTAAAGCTCCTGTTACAGGAGTCATATTAGCACTTGTTCCTGCTTGGAAAGCAGTTCCTGCTGATAGGTGGTGGAATAATCCATTACCCATTGATTGATAAGAACAATCAGGAGAAGATGCTGAAATAGTAGCTTCTCCAAACCACATATTTCTAACCATATCGCTAGCAACACCTGCTCTTACTCTGTTAATGATTACTTCTGCTAATTGTGTTCCTGTTAAGTCAGGCATATTGATTCCGTTTCTGTAAGACTCTACAATAACTTCATCGTGAAATTCTTCCCAACATTGAGTTTGCTTTACAGACACATTGTGTGCGTGTAATACTTTTTGCGTTACGCTGAATCCTGCAGGGTTGCAAGTATTTTCTACTCCACATCCATCATGTACTGCTGTGATACCCCTTAAAGCAGGTGCCATTGTAATGTTTTGCTTATATTTTACTGAAGGATAGATAGTATAATTTCTCATAATATCATCTGAAGTAAACATAGGCTCTAATAAGATTTTACTAGCATAGGTTCCGTTATATGCAGTTCCAATACTATTTGCTGCTACATTTGCCATTTTTTTTCTTTTTTAAATTAATTAATTATTATGATTCATTTTAGCTACTAATCCGTTCCAAAACGCATCTTCTTTCTTTTCTACCTCATTTTTTACTACTGCAGGGTCGCCTTCTGTAGAAATGTCTGTCCCTTTTGCTTCTGCTTTACTTAATAAAGCGCTTAGTCTTTCTACTTCTTCAGTAAGAGTGATTTTTTCTCCTTCTAATTCAGCAATAGACCCATTAAGCTCAATAGCTTCAGCTTCAAAATCTGAGAACTTATTTAAAATCTCAGCTTCATCAGCTATAGTTATTTCACTTACCTCCGTTGATTCAACAGCCTCGTTGTCAGATGATTCACTTTTTACTCTTGCGATAATATCTTCAACTTTACCATTAAACCAAGCTTTTAACTCATCAGTCATTTTTTTACTTTTTAAATTAACACTTAGTTTATTAGACATTTCTTCGTTTGTAATATTTTTGAACTTAGAAACATCATATTTGGCTGCTACTTTTATAGCATCCGAGATAGAATCTATAAAGCCTAGCTCGTATGCTTCATCAGCATTTAACCAAGTTTCTTCATCCATCATTTCCTCTACCTTACTATAAGGTAAGTTTGTCTTTTTAACATATATATCAGCAATCTCTCCACTTATCTTATCTAAAAGTTTTGCTGTTTTTTTCATTTCTTTAGCCTCTCCCATTGCTCCACCCCAAGCGTTGTGAATCATAAATAGAGAGTTTTCAGCCATAACTACAGTATCTGCAGCTAAAGCAATAACACTACCCATACTTGCAGCTATACCTTCAATGTAAACTGTAGTTCGTGCAGTTCTTTTTTTGATTACATTATAAATAGCCATTCCATCAAAAACATCTCCACCTACACAGTTAATGTGTATGTTAAGAGCAGCATTTTTAAATGGCTTAATTTCATCAATAAACGATTGTGCATTTAATCCGTAAGCACCTATCTCATCAAATATGTAAATATCAGCTATACCATCTGATGCTTTTCCACTTATGTTGTACCAATTTTTCTTCATAAGCGCAAAAATATATTTTACATATTAAAGTTTTGCGAAGTTTTAGGAATAAATTTTAAAAAGTTATATTAGATGATATTTCTAGCTTCTTTCTCTCCTTATAAACTATGGTTTGTGCCTGTCTTTCTGATATGTGATATTTAATAGATAAATCCATAAAAGTATGAGTTCTGTTGCCCTCGTTAAACTTTAAAATAGTATCAAAATCATATATTATCATATAATTTCTTAAAACTTTAGGCGTTATTATACCTTTTTCTATTAAATGCCTAATTGTATCTTTTGAAGTAGCCTCCCCAAATCTTAAAGAAACCTCTTGGTTTAATATTTCTAAATACTCCTCAACAACCTCAATGTCGTTTTGTCTTTTAGCCATATTATTTTTTAGATTTAGTTTTTTTAGCTTTTGCCTTTATAGGTTTTTTTTCTATAGCAGTTTCAACAGGCACAGCAGCTTTAGCTAAGTTTCTTTGTTCAGATATTAAATCAGCAAGTCCGTGATAGAACTTAACAACACCATCTCTACAGCCCTTACAGGTTTTGCTTTGTCTTATACTAGGAAAGTGTCTGTGCCACATATTAAAGAAATAATTTAGAGAATGACCATTATACATATTCTTGCCATTCATATCGCTGAGGTTCACTTTCTTTTGTGTTACGATTTCATTCTTTTCATCTTCTGTCAGTTTAGACAGGACTACATCAAATTGATTTTGCATATTATAAAGTTTAGTTATTACTCTTTCCACTTACCTGCAGGACACTCTCCAAAGAACTCTTTAGTTAGAGTTGCTTTAGCATCTATAAAGCAAGTGCATTTTGCACATCTTGCTCCCCTGTCCCACTTAGGATATTTTAACATTAAAAAGTTTCTGTAAAAGTCGCACTTTTTACAGGTATCTAATCTATCTTTCTTTACTTTTTTATCAACAAACATTTGTTTAAATTTTTTAGTTATTAAAATGTTGCATTAGCCTGTATAACACTAACTGTTGATTGACTGTCTGTTATATCAGATTCTACAACCACTACCTTTCTAGTTCCTCCCATTGCTCCTAGCATTTGAGATTGATTGTTTGCATTAAACTGAGACTCAGTAAATTGAGGAGAACTTAACAATCCACCATCAGCAAACTTAACACCACCACCTGCCTGATTGATTTCAGAAAGTTGATTTCTAAACATTGCTGTACTTCTTTTATTAATTACAGCCTCTCCACCTTCTAGTTCATTAACTCTGCCACCTACTGCAAACTTTACACCTCCATTTGCGTGGCTAGGGCCGTGTACCATTCCTCCATCTGCAAATTTCTTACCATCAGATATTATTCCTCCATCTTCAAACATACCCATTATTTTTTTGATAAGAACTATAGTTGCTGCAAATGCTATAAGATTTATAGGCCAAGGCAACATTTTACCACTACTTAAAACGGCCTTAGAAGCATCTACACCTAAGCTAGCTCCTGTAACTACTGTGTCTGCTCCTGTAGCTACTGTACTTGCTGCTGTAGCTTTTGCTCCTAATAATGTTGCTATTGTTAATTTTCCTTCAGTAACAACTGCTATTGCTTTCTGTAAATTTAAAAGAGATTCTGCTATTGCAGCAGCTTTTGTTATAGCTTCTCCTGCTTTTCTAACACCATTTAAAGCTTCGTTTTCTCCTGCAACCTCTTGCAATGCACTACCTAAATCCGAATAAGCTTTAACCCCCTGCTTGAGAGATTTTGCATCAGATTTTGCTCCCTTCTCAGTTTCTTTTCTGTTTTTCATCTTGAGGTCAATAATTTTTTGCTCAAGTTCTAAACGAAGGTTGCCATTCATAATAGTTGGAGGTATAGCATCTAATTCTGCTTTCGCCCTAGCTATAGCCATATCCCTCAACTCTCTCTCTGCATCTTCTAGGCTTTTATTTCCTGCTAAAACCTCTTTCATTACATCAACTTTAGCCCAAGCAAGAGTGTTATCTTTTTCTTTTTCTTTTTTGACCTTTTTTTGTTCTAACCCTAATTCTTTTAGCCTAGATATTTCTTTTTCTATTGATTGGATTAATTTATTTTTAGCAATTAAATCTTCTTCATTTGTAGTTACTATTTCCTGAGCATTTTTTAAGGCTGTTTCTTGAATAGTAATTAAATCTTTTTCTTGTTGAGCTTTTTCCCAATTTTTCTTTTTTATTTCATTAATATTCCTTTCTTCTAATTTTAACCTTGTTTCTAGTCTTTTGATTCCATCTAAGTGTTCTTTTCTTTCTGCAGAATTAAGCGTATTAATACCCTTTAAAGAGCCAAAATAAAGGCTTTTTCTTAATGCTATTTCTTTTTCTATTATAGCTTTATCTTCTTCTCCTTGTTTAACTGTTTGAGCAAATCGCTTATTCATTATAGCATTAACACCATCTTTAATACCTGCAAGTCTAGTTTCTAAATCAATAGTATTTTCTAATTCACTATTATATCCTTCTGTAGATGCTGCTGCTTCATCTGCTTTATCAGAGCTAAATATAAAGGATGAAGCTATTTCAGTAAGAGCAACTACTGCTAAACCTATACCTGTAGAGCCTAAAAGAGATTGCCAAGCTAGTTTCAGAGTCCTTATTGCTCCTGCAAATGTAAAGGTTGCAGTAGTAGCAGTAACACTAGCTGCAGTATAGCTTTTTACGAGAAAATTCCACCCCCTCTGAATCGGCACTATTGAAGCTACTGCTATTTTGTAAATACCAATCCATTTAGCAATTTTCACTATAGCTTTTATAGCAGAAGATATTGCTTCACTATTTTTAGTTAAGAAAGTTGTAAATCTAGTAACCCTATCAATAGCACTTTTAAATCCTGCTACAAAATCCTTCATTAAAGCTATAGAGAATCCCTGCATAGCAGAAGTAAACTTTAAAAATGAACCTTGCAATGTATCTCCAATTACTTTAGCCATTCTAGCTGCCTCTCCATTTGCCTCTAATAATTTATCTCTTAACTCTAATGTGGCATCAGCCGAACTAAGCATTTGCTCAAAAGCAGCAGCCTGTCTTAAATCAACAACTTCCATAACATCAGCCATACTTCCTCCTTCCTCAGAGAATTTTTTCATAGCAGGAACTAACTCATCTAAAGAGTGAATAGTAGTTCCAAACGCTGCTGTAAGTTCTGATGATGGGTCTTGCATTTTAAGTAATATGTTTCTTAAAGATGTACCTGCAATAGAAGCCTCAATACCTGCATCTGTAAGCTTTGACATTATAGCTGCAGTATCTTCAATAGAGAATCCTGCTGCCTTAGCAATAGGAGCAACCTTTGTCATAGAAGTTTGCCATTTTTCAATATCCATTGCAGAATTTGCAAAAGATACAGCCATTACATCAACCACTCTCTCAGTTTCACTAGCATCTAATCCAAAACCTCTTACTGCTGCTCCTGCTACTGTGGCACTTCTAGCTAAATCACTTCCTGTTGCAGTAGCTAAAGCTAGTGTTGGCCCTACTGCGTTCTGTATTTCTCTAGCACTAAATCCTAGCTTAGAGAAGTTTAACATAAGCTCCCCAACCTGTGTAGCAGTAAAGAATGTTGTTCTACCCAATTCTTCAGCAGTTTTAGTCAGTCCTTTAAATTCTGATTCTGTAGCTCCTGAAACTGCATTTACCTTAGCCATTACAAATTCAAATTCTGTGAATACACTTACTACCGAACTTACAACCCTACTTACAGCTCTAAAAGCACCAACTACAATACCTATAGCAGCAGCACCTTTAATAAACTGCTTTGCCATACCATTATTAGCTTTTGTGGTTGCTTTTGTTGCTTTAGTGGCACCTGCTAAATCTTTATTGTAATCTCTAAGAGCTTTAGATTTTTGCTTTATTGCTTTAGCGTTAGCTTTATATCCTTTTTCTTGCTCTTTTGAAGTGAATTTACCTGATTTAGCATACTTTTCAGCTTCTTTCTGCTCTTTTCTTAAGTCTTTTAACTCTTTTTTTAAGTCAGCAATTTTTTTAATATTCTTGATTTCTACCTCTATTGCTACTTTACTATTTAATGCCATATATGTTTAATTTATCCTATTGTTAATTGTATTGCTTTACTTTTCCCTACCTCTCCTATCTCTTTGTCTATCTGCTCTCTAATGCTTCTTGCCATTTCTTCTTCTAATCCTGATGAATTAGCCATCTGAAACGCTACTTCTATAAAAAACCTTCTTCTTGATGCTACTAATTTACCCATAGGAGTTGGAAGTCCACTTGATGCTATCTCACTAACTATATGAGCCACTACATTATGCTTATGTTTTTTATTCTCAAAGCTAAATCTTTTCTCCTCAACCCATCTTGCAATATCTTCATATTTAGGCTCAAATGGAGAGGAGCCATTATTTACAATCCACATATATGGAGTGTTATTCATAACATCCAAAATCAAACTCCCTCTAGCTTTATGAACCCTTGTAAAAAAACTTTCTGCTAAGTTTCCTGAGGCTATATGGTCTTGAAACTCAAGCTCTTGCTGTAGGGCTTTAATATATGTCCTACCCACCTTGTGAAGTTCATCTCTTATTATTTGCAACTCTTTAGCCATAACTATTAATATTGCCCCTCATCAAGAGGTATTGATGAATTATATTGTCTTGCTAATACTGTAGAACTTCCTGTTAAAGGAGAGGTTACTATTACAGGCGCACTATAGTCGCACTTTTCTTTTACTGAAATTGATGATATATTTACAAAGCTACCATTAGAAGCAGAAGAATAATCAAGAAAAAGTATATCACTAGTAGAGTAGGCTTTAAAATCACAAATAATACTTGTTATTTCATTACCTCCTAATGTTGCTGTTTTTATATGGGACTGAGTTAAAGGATTGTTTTCTACTTTAGATTTATAAATTGTATAAATAGAAAGAGTTCCTTCTGTTGTTGTTGGCGCTATATTTATAGTAATCCTATACTCATAGTCAGGAATTAAACGACCCAATTCTTGAAATATGCCCGAATGGCTAGATGCTGATTCAGACACTACAGCTTGTATTTTAATAATATTATTGCTTGATGCAGGAATCTTATCTCCTACACTAGGAAAAGCACCATTTGTAGAGTATCTGTACCAAATTGATTTTTTGAATTTAGGCAATCCTGCTGCACCAACAACCTCAGTAGCATAATCTGATGTTCTTCCCTCTATATTTGCTGCTGTAATTGTATCTGATGTAAATGAATTATTGTATGATAGCCTTTCATTTCCAAAAATAGGAAAAGAAACAAATACATCTAACCCACTAACTAGAGGCATTCCATTGTCGTTTATTTGTCTACTCATTTTTTATTTATATTTTTAACTATTAAAAACTGCATTAGTAGGCCAAGTTTTTACAATGTCCCAATATATTAATTCTACTTTTGTTGTTTCATTGCTATTAGGTTTGTAATCAATTATTCTGTTTATTCTATAATAATATCCATCTATATAGACTAATCTTCTTAAATCTAAAGAAATTAAATCAGTTGATTTTAAATTTAAGTAAACTATTTTTACTCTAGGGTTGGCTTTTTGCATTTCTACCATTGATTGATAGTATGTTTGGTATAGACCTTTGTATGGAAATTGACTATAGTGAGTACCTGTAGAACAGTCATAGCTTCCTTGATTTTTAGATGCGTAAGTTAATGGCTTCATAGGGCTGCTACTATCAGTATTGTCATCATAACTACAAGCTCTACATAGAACTTCATATTTTTTAGGTATAGGGTTGCTCCCTGTATATATTAATTCGGTGTCGGTATCACTGTAATTTTGAACTGATGCCCAATAATGACCACTATAATTCCCCCCATTACAATCATCTTTAACATAGTTTAAAAGTCTAGGCACAAAACTATAACCCTTGTCAGGTCTACAGCCACTTCCTGCTGTTGGCATAGCACCTGATTCGCATAACCCCCATAAATTAGCCCTGAACGGAGTGTTACCTACTGCCCAAGAACCAAATCCTGATGTCATTCCATCTCCTGAGTTATAGCTACCTGCAAAAAAAGGATTTTCGTAAACCTGAGTACCTACTTCAAGGTTATCAGATAGAAATTCCCTATATGGGAATTCATCTAATATTCCATCCCAATATAAATTACCTCTATGCTCAACTTTTTTATCATTTGAATCGGTTTTATATTTAAAAACAATCTCTCTCCTAAGGTCTGTATTAGCCCACTTATCTTCTTGAGTTTTTGATAAATCTATTTTAGAAGTCCAATCTATAGCAAGCTTCTCATCTTTAAAGAAGTCATTAAATGGCTCAATATATACTATTTTACTATCTACATCTGTAGTAAATTGAAGATTAAAAGCGTGTATAACTCCTTTTAGAAATCCAAGCTGCGTACTTTCATTATCTATAACATTTTTCAAATCGTAAGTTTGTCCATACTCCACTTTCTCTCCGTGATGCATTATGGATAAAGTTGCATTTTTACCTGAGCTTCCACTTGGAGATGGGCCTGTAGGAGATGTACCCCCATAAAGGTCTATAGACCAACCTATACTATACAAACCACTCATGCCGTGTCCTCCCTTAGCTTTCATACGAAATCTTATCTTATCGTTTTTATTAAGCCATCTGCTTTCTATCTGTATAGCATCTTGTAAGGAGTGAGGCTTGTAAGAATAAGAAGGTGCAGGACAAGAATAAAAAATATCTCCATTTGATGTTGGAATGAAAAAAGCTTCACCTATATTATTCCAACTTGTTTGACCTGCAGTCTGTACTTCACACATTACTTTAATATAACGCACTTCATTTCTTGTTGTAGCAGCTCCTGATGCTGATGAACCTCCACAAACAGTATCAATCCATATTCCAAAATTATCAAAAGTTATATCATAAAAGCCATACTCAGTCATAGTAAAGAAACCTGTGGAGTCATTGTATATTGATGAGTTTAATGTTGTTACAAAAGTATTTGTTCCTCCATTAAATTTCAAAGTATGTTCAGGCCAATAGTCTGTTGAAGCAGATAAAAGATGCGAAACAAATGACCAAGTTCCAAAATAACCTGTATCAAGGACACCTGAATTAGAATAAGAACCTCTGATGCTATTATCATTAACCCTGTCAGTAGAATTGTTATAAACAAAGTTAGGCAAAAGCATTAATAGTTTTTTAAAAAAATCTGTTTCAATAAAGTTTGAAACTATACTATACCCCTCTTGAGTAAAGACAGCGTGAACTATATCGTAAATAAATATAGCAGGTCGCCAATCACAACTAGGGATTGGAGTGGGGTATTCAGCCCCTGAGTTGTAAAACCCATAATAACCTATTTTGCCTGAAGCTCCACCTGTAGCAACATAAGCAGTTTCTAAAAGCTGAATATTATAAGGCTCTCCCCCTTCATTCATCTCTCCATATCCTACTATAGGATAAACTACAGGATGTTGGTTTGCTGATGTAGTCCCTGATGAATTTGTTTTTTCAACTGCATTGTCTATCTCCCAAGTTGAAGTTATACTAGGCTCGTTTACCTGAAGCCCAATTCCTTCATCTCCTGTTCTGCCATTAAGATTATCCCAACCACTACCATCAGCACCACCTAATACAGCTAAATTCATTAATAGTTTATTGTCTAAAGATTGCGACCAATCAACATTGTTTCCGTAAAAAACACAAGAATAGTATAAAGGGCTTGAGGCACTTCCTATTGCAGTTATTTGAATCAATCCTGTCAAAATAAAATTGTCGTTCACTAATATTCTAGCACTTTTTGTTGTGGATATATTATTATTTGGTATTTTGCTTCCTGCGTAGTAACTATGCTTTAAAACTCTATTGTTGTTTTTTGTAGCAGGTATTTTAAATGTCTTGCTGTATGTTCCTGTCCTAGAAGTTAAATCTCTAGCCTCAGATATTGAAAAAGTAACTGCTAAAGGAAAGTCATCAGAATCTCCAACATCTAAAATCCCCATAACACTCTCATCAAACATTATAGATTTTCTTTGTATCAATCTTGCCGTTACTGTGGCTGTAACATCTGCAGTTGCAAATATTCTAAGTGATGAATTTGCTTCACAAGTAAATGCTATAGATGCCGACCCATTGCTCGTTCTCCTTAATGGTAATAAAGTAGTATCAGAAGTACCATCTGTCATTACTTGAGAAATACCAACCTCCCCACTACTTGAGCTTCCTGTAGCGTGATTATAATTAGATATAGTTATTGCAGCCTCATACTGAGCTGTATCTGTTAAATTACCACAAATAGGAGCTATGTATTTTGTTGATGTTTGAGAGCCATCAATAGATATTTGACCTATATTGTCTATTTCCCAATAAGAACTAGAAACAGCAGGGTCTACATTGTTAAAATTTACAAGACTTTGATTATTAAAACCTGTATTATTTTCTCTATACTTATAGTCTAGTAATTCAAGTTTAATCATCTTAATTTCTTTGAGTTAAAACACCTTGTGATAAGGTGTATTCTATGTTAAACATTACAAGACCTTCTTTTTCATTTAAAGATGTTACTTCTGTATTAGTTAATATTACAGGAGTATATACTGTTCTTGAAGGTCTTAAGTATTGGTTTTGAGCAGTCAAGAAGTGAGCAGCATCACTTGCGTAATTCAACTCATCACTATCTGCAGTAGGAGTTTCTATCCATACATTTGGAGATGTAAACATCTCTCTAAGCCAAGTTGCTTCTATTTTATTTAAAGGCTCTGTATATACAGCATTATTAACATTTGCGTTTAAGCTTAAAACCTCTTTACCTCCCCTATAATAATTAGAGCCTCTCATAGTGTCTGATAGATATGCACTATCAGGGACTGCACTACCATCTTCATACTCTCTATCTTGAAAAATTCTTCTGTTTGGTAAAGCTGTGTCCATTAAAGACCTTTCAACGCTTATAGATTCTAAAACATCTCTACGAGCAGTATATGAATCTATACCCCCCATACTGTTAAGCCAATGGAATCTAACATTTTCATAAGAAGATTTTGCTGTTCCATCTTCATTCATCTTATACCAATAAACACTTGAATGTCTTACATCTTCCCAAGCTGTTGATTGCTGACTATAGTAAAAACCTCTAACATAAACTCTGTACCACCCTGTATTAGAGTTTATTGGAGTTACAGTAGTTGTATAAGGGTAATTATCGTTATAAGAAACATAAGCGTGGCTATTTATATATGTAGGAGAAACATTTTGAACACACATTTGATGTTGTGCGTGTGCAAAAGTATTTGTAGTTTGTTTTTGAAAGTTATGAGATATATCTGAACAAATCTGAGTAGTACCTGAAGAGTTTTCCCATTCAGAACCTAAAACAAATTCGTGTTGTAAGCTTCCATTTTTATCAAAAGATTTTCCATAAACCTCATAACGATTATAATAATCGGTATCATCGCTAGCAGTATAACTGTACCTACAGAAGAAATACAAAAATTCAGCCTCATCACCTATACTAATAGGTTTCATATAATTAACTGTGTTTAAAACTGTAGTAAGTGTGGAGTTGGGGCAAGTTGTTAAAGCCCTTCCTTGAGAGTTTACAGAAGTATTATATTGATTAAGAATCCACATTTGATTAGAATATACCTTTGCTTTAAAATTAGGAACAGAATTTATTACTCTTACAGCAGATGCTGATGTAACTCCTGTTGATGATGTTACTACTAATCCTGAAGAATCAAGCACCTCAAGTCTAGCATCAACTCTTATTGTTCTGTATGTTCCATTTCTACTTACATTATAAGGACTAACTGTTTCTGTTATGTTGTCTTGTTTTGCTCCACCACCATTCAATCCACCATATTCTTGATTTTGCCAAGAGCCTTTTCCTATAGGTACTAAAGAGTATGACAATTCATCTGCAACCATATTTGCTATATCTATAGTAAAACTTTGCACATTAGGAACCGAGCTGTTTACAATATTTGTATTAACTACATCTCTTTTTTTTGTAATTTCTCCTAACAAATCCCAATCAATAAATGCTGCAGGAGTTGGATAATCTGTTGTTGAATATATCTCAAAAACCACATTAACTAAATCTCCTGTAGCTGCAGGAGTGTAATTTTCATCTACACCTGTTCCTGTCCATTGAATTTGATAAATCATAGGCTGATTTGCTGAAATCAAATAATTACCCCTGTACCTGTTATTCATACTCTGCATTGGTGGGTATGGGGCAGTACTTGCTCCTGAATATACTGGAACTATTCCAAACTGAACACTTGTGCCTGTTTTTAATGCTGTCATATCTTAATATATTTTGTATTTCTTGTTTAAATAATCTTCTACTTTATTTCTTTCTGTGTCATTTAATGCTCTATCATAAACAATTACCTCTGCTACTGAACCATCAAAAAAGCTTGTTGCTACGCTAGGCATCCCTCCGATATACCAATTACCAAAACTAAATTTAGCTGCAGCATCAAAAGCTGCATCTGTAATTGGTGTTCCTGATACACCATCTAAGTAAAGAGTAAAAGTATCGGCATCTAATTTGTAGGTTACTATAGCTTCTTGTTTTGCAGAAAGCGTGTTAGCAGTTATAGTAGTAGTTCCATCCGAAACTTTGCCCTGATAAGTACCAAACTCCTTTTGCCCTAGTTCTATCTGCCCTAAATTTAATGCTGCAGGCTCAAGACAAAATGCTGACTCTTGAGTGTTGGTAAGGTCGGTATTATAAGCAGATGCAATAAAAACAGTAAAACTACCTGATGGCAATGGATTGTTGAGAGGGGTTGTACTTTTAAGGTGTTGTTCTTTTGACTCATCAAATACAAATCTTGTTTTACTATCAAAATCTCCAATATTTATTGGATTTGAACCTCCTTTAAAAGTATATCTTAAAGGTTGTTTAGTATTGGTTGTTTGTGATACATTATTATTGTTTCCTGACCTATCTTCCCAAGCGCTTACCCTCTTTGTTGGAATACTAAAGGTAACATTGCTATCTGCAGATAACCATATCTTCAAATCTGATATTTCATTTGGGTAATTAGATACAGGAGTAAAGCACTTGCTAAATACTTTCCAATTAAAGTTCATTTTTATCTGAAGTAATTGGTCATTAGCAACATCTTTGTTTCTTTCTATTGTTAAGCTACCATCTGTTAGGTATGATATTGTTGTTTTTCCTGCCTGCTTGCCTATATATGATTTCAAGAACATATCTAGCCATTCATTAGCTAAATCCTGCAGATTGTCCCACCTCTGCTCTATAGTTTCATTTGCTTGCTCTGTTCTGTTGTATAAATCTGAAAAATAAACCTCAAAAGAATATTCTTCCCACCCATTTCTAGGTGTTACCTCAGGATATACCGAATCAGGAGGGGTTATTAATAAAGAAGGGTACTGAGTATTATGATTGTCGTTAAATTCCTCTGTATATCCAAAGAACTTATCTCCATAAACCCACTTATCCTTCATTGTTGCTACTACATCTGTTAATCTTATTATCGCCATTACATTATTTTGTTTGGATTGTGTATTTTTTCTTGTACTTTATTTTCATAAGTGTTTTTTGCAGTTATCCAACTAAGATATGTAAGAACATTATACAGATTAGTGTCTTTAACGCTTTCTATAGGGTTTTTACCATCTATGTTAAACACTTGCTTCTCTGCTAGCATATAAAGGCTGTTAAGCCAACCAAATGGCTTTATATAGGTTTTATATAGTCCTTTTGTGTTCACAGCTCCTGTACTTGTTGTTGTTTCTCCAAATATGAAGGGGTAAGTTTCGCTAATTTTTCGGTTTGCAGAGTCAAAAAAAAACTGAACTCCCAAATGATGTCCATTGTAAGTGCTTTAAACTTTTCTGACTTAGCATCTATAGCATCATCATCATATTCTTCTCCTAATCTCCTACACAATATAGCCATTTGTTGAGGTAGAACATCAAATCTACCATTCTCCATATCTTTTATATACATATCAAGCTGAGTAGATTCAATAAAATCCCCATAAGTTGATTTTCTTAGAAATTCTGATGGAAAGTAATAAGTTTCTCCTTCAAAATCAAAAGAACGAGTTCCTTTTGGCTTATATTCTTCGGTTAGCTTATTTATCAATTCTAAAACTTTGTTTATACTTGCAACATCAACATAAGATGTTTCTTCTTTAGATAATCCTGTTATATAGCTAAATATATCGGCGTTCATCTTAAGTGTCTGAGCATCGCTAAGTTTAATTTCTTTAGTAAATTCACTAACTAAATTGTTTTTAAGTAATTCGTGAGCCTCATCCTCTCTTTTCCTATCCTCTTGCTTTGCATCTGAATAGTGTTTTTTGATAATTGTAGATAATTCCCCCCAATACTTTACGGTTATGTCTTTCCATTCAATTGGAATTACAACATCTCTATCAACATTTTGACTTTTAATATTAATTGTTATGCTCATTAATTTTATTTATATTAGTTAGTATTTTTTTTTGAATATTTTCTTGTATATTTATATCTTCTAGTATGTCTGTAGTTTCTCCCATAACATCAACTGCTTTTTCAAACAAATCTTCAGATAATTCATCTATAAACTTATTATTTTTCCCATTTTTAATCCCTGCTAGAAAGCCAATACAGGAATATAATATTAAATTTGGAGTCATATAAGCCCACTCTGCTCTTTTGTTAGATGATTTTACTATTTTGTTAAAAGCGTTGCTATATATTATAATATTTTCTAATATTTCATTAAAATCTAAAAATTTTCTAGCTTCAAATCCCTCTGTTGCTAGGTAAACAGTCTTTTGCACAAAACTGATATATTTTTTCATTATATCTTCGTGATATTGGTTAAGACTATTGATTTCCATAAAGATTTTCTTATTATTTCGCAATTATATGAATTTTTTTGTTATTAGATTGGAAGTTTTTAGAAATCAAGAAAAATAAACTACTTTAGCACTATTCCACATATTTTTATTTACAGCCATCACTAAACAATCAACCATATCATCGTGTTTTGCAGATGGAAATTTCACTAATTGCTGAATAAACTCCTCGTTCCATTTCCCACTAAGCAAGCTTACTCTGCCTGACTCTAAAGAAGCAGAAATATCTTGCACTCTAGCAACCTTATCTTTAGATGGTGGTTTATCTTCTCTAACATTCAGTCCTGTTTCTTTTTGTAATGTTTGAACTATTGATTTTCCTGATGCCTTTGGTTCTACATATATTCTACTTCTATTTGTATATCCATTTTTCTGCACCCATTGAGGTATGAACTTCACTAAATCAGGAAATTCTTTATATACATTTACACAATCTATTATCTGCCATCTATTGTCTTTAAATATATAAGCCAATAATGCTGAAGGGTCATTCTTTTCGTTTGATGTATATGCAGGGTCAATAACAAAATCTACTGTTGTTTTCTCTCCAATATCCATCATTTTGAATTTATCTATTTTAAGCCACTCAGCTTTTATCATTCCTGAGTTTAGAGGTGTTGGAGTTTGCATAAGCTGTCCTGCATATCCATAGCTACCTAAAGCTTGTTTATAATCATCAAGTATTGTCTTACTAAACCTGTCTGTCCAAAACAATCCATCTTTATCGTAATTGCTTTCTAGTTTTTTAGGCTTCACATCATCTGAAAGCTCTGCAGGAATACAAATATGTTGATATTTCAATCTACTATCTTGACCATACAATAAAAACCCACTTAAATCGTTATCGTGGATTCTTTGCATAATAACAATTCTGATTCCTGTTAATGGATTATTCAATCTTGAGTAGAATGTTGTTCTGTACCACTCATTAGCATTTTCTCTTTCTATTTCTGATGCTGCGTGTTGAGGAGAAACAGGGTCATCTACAATTAAGAAATCTCCCCCCTGCCCTGTAACTGTACCCCCAACAGATGTTGCTCTCCTTACTCCTAAAAAGTTATTTTCGTATCTTGATTTTAGATTTTGGTCTTTTTTGATATGAAATAACTCTCCCCACCTATCTTTAAACCAACTTGAATTTATTATATCTCTACTTCTTGTAGAATGTTCTATTGAAAGTTCTGCAGAATAAGATGCTGTTATGAATCTGAACTTTGGATTTTTTATCCAACTCCATACAGGAAACATAACTGTAACTAAAAGTGATTTTGTGGAACGAAAGGGTATATTTATTACTATATCCTTTGTTTTTGGTTTATTGGCTATTATTCTTTCGGCTTCTTCTTGTAAAATATCACATAGATATTTATGATGCCAATTAGTAGATAGCTCAATAGAAGGTTCAACGATATGCCAAGCCTTTTGAAAAAATTCATAAAATGATAGTTCGCATAATTTTTTCTCTAACGCAAATCTAAGTGCTTCATCAGTTGTTTTCAATGTCATCAAGTTTTGCTCTTAGCTCCTCAATGCTCACATCATCATTTAACTCAATCTTTACTTTCTTAGTTGTGTTATCGTTTATTTCAGAAGATGATAATTTTGGAACTGTATAGTTAAGTAGTTTTGAAACTGCATTTATATAGGCTTCAGGGTTTTGGTCAAATAATTTATCTAAAGCCATTCTGATTTTAGTTGAATGACCTTCCAAAGCCCAAGTTAAAGCATTTCTGCTAATTTTTGTAGCAGTAACATTATTTTTTTCCCCTTTCTTTCTTCCTTCTGTATTTATTTTACCTCCATTTGGAAAATATTTCTCAGTAGTATTTTTATAAGGATTTAATTTATTGAGATTGCTCTCTCTTAATTTATGTCTTTTATCTTCACTCATATTATAGTTTTTTAATTCTGTTTACCAACTCATCAACTAAAGCATCTAGCCCATCAATTTGTTCTAGTTTTTTTATTGCCCAATTTATCATAGAAGTTCCCCCCCAACAATCCCACATAAGCCCCCCACAGCCTTCATCATAAGGAACATCTTTATGTTGTTGATGTCTTTTAAAGGAAGCAACTCTTGCAATCGTTGAACGAGAAAGTTTTTCTCTATTTGCGATTTGGTTGGCTCTTTTTTTGCCTACATCAGTTCCACAAGAACCCCAACCATTTTCATCTACCCACTTCAACGCCCTCTTTGCATTATTAGTTGCAGACTGAGGATAGTCATTATAAGTTTCAGCCATTATAGTCTTTTTATAGAGTCGGCAATTTTATCTATATACTCATCTAGCTCATCATCAAGCATAGATGCAGTTAATTCATCATACTCTCTTTCTAGTTCTTCAGCATCTACTTCTTCAGGAGTGTAAACAAACTTAATTACCATTTCTTTCCCATCTTCTTCAACATGAACAATAACTTCTCCATTAGTATGAAGCTCCTCCATTTGTTCTTGAGTAAAGGTCATAGTATAATCAACATCTTCTTCGTGATTATAGGTTGGCTTTAAAGTTTCCTCCAAGTATTCTCCCTGATTTGCTAATTGACAATCTTCAAGAGTTTCATACATACACTCTCCTGTCTTTCCCCATTTATAATAACCATTTTCACATTCTTCGCAAGGCATATTTTTTATTTTTTAATTTATATTTTATGATTGTTCGCAGTCCCTATAACACATTAAAGTTCCACTAAGTATTTCTATATAGTCAAAGTCAGCTAATATTTCACTATTTATTTTAAGTATAAAGCCTGTTACACTAAACTTAAATGCATCTAATTGATATGTTGATATATTTTTCGCTCTTAATCCTCTGAATTTAGTGTTTTCTAAAGCAACAATTTTATAAACACCTGTAGTGTCCACACAACCTGTAACTCCTGAGTTGTATGTAGATTCTGCTTTGTACCATACTTTAGCATCTTCTAAATCTCCACACAACACTATAGTCTGACACCCACACTTTCCGTGTCCTTCATAAGCTAAATCTGAAGTAATTGCAGGAGCTGCATTAGATGTAATCATTTTTGGTGGGTGGTAACCTGCCATATCTTTTTCTTTTTTTTACAAATAAAGTAAAATATATATCATTTCCTACGAAATTAAAAGAAATTTTATTAACCTGTCTTTATTCATAACTTTATCTTTATCCTTTTCCTTATCTTTAATGGTATAGCATACCCTTTAAATACCCTATATTATGAAATTGGATTTAATTCCATTTTGAAAATTTTTTTATAATTTTTTTTACTTCCAAAAGTTGCTTAATAATTAAATTATTTTCCTATACCTTTACTTCCTATAGAATATACTGTTGCTCATATCGCAACTAGCATATTTAATAACCTTCTTAATAAAATAATCATTATGTTTAAATTCAAATTTGGAAAACTTACTATACAACTTCTACCTCCTAAAATAACTTGGAAACTTTAATTATGAAATTGGATTTGAAATTAGAATGTGGGTGTAGATATAGTTAAGAATACCCATTTTTCAAAATTACGGATTTTGCAGAATTTTTACCCATTTTCGCTAAATTTAGCAAAAAATAATATTTTTTTAATCTTTTTTTTTAAATTCTGACAAATTAAAAGTTTTTTAAAAGTTTTTTCTGTAAAACTTGCGTATAAAAACAAAAAAAGCAGATAATTAAAAGGATTTTATTTAATTTATTTTAACTATCTGCAATTTTTTTAATTAGCAACCAAGAAACAAAAACAATATAAAAAAGAATGTAATCGTGTAGTCATTTAATGGTATTTTGTCAAAATTAGTATAAATTCATAGGCGTTTTTTTTAGTTAGTAAATAGGTTAATAGTTTTTTTTTAATAGTCTAAATCGTTTTGATAATGATAATTGCCTGAATAGTTATTGTATGTTGCGTTATCTGTTCGGCAGTACTCTTGCCTTTCTTCTATATATACTGCACAATCTTCGCACAATGTTTCTTCTTCAATCTCTGAATATATAGAATCATCTTCGTGTATATTAGTGTCGCAACACTCACAAAAACAACTGCCACCTTCTGTATAATTTCCAGAAGTATCTTCTAAAATATAATCTGTATTATCTTCGTCATTATCAAAACAAATGTTGTTTGTTGTTTCCTTTCCCCATCTGAAAGTGTCCATATATGGATAATTTTCTAATTCGTTAAATGTATCTTGTTTTATTTGAATACTAAAATTTGGATATCGTGCAGAATTAAAATAATTAAGTTTGTCGGTTGTGTGTATTCGTTTTATATGTGTTAAACTATAACAATCTAAACGCCTTAATTTTAACGCCCTTTTAATTTTATTGTATAATTTGTTTTGCAGTTCTTCTTGATTGCTGTTCTGGAATTCTTTAGAGATATAAATTCTATCTAAAAAATATTGTTTTTCTCTGTGTGTTTCAACTTGAAAAGTAGTTTTATTATTGTCTTTGTCGTATTGGTCAACTTCTTTTTTGTGAATTAATGTTTTTGTCCATAAAATTGCTCTAGCAACTACTGATTTTCCAACTTTTAAACCTACTACTTGAGCCTTTGTATTTATAAAATTGTCGTATATCTCAAAATAAGAAATAGGTTTTTTATTCATACAACTGCCGTTAGCGTTATAAATATAGTTTGTATTTTCTTGACTATAAAAACCCTTTACATCATCTTCAGTAAATAAATCAGCATCTTTACAAAAGTCTTTTCTAAGTTGTCTATCAATATCTGATGCAATAGTAGTGCTTCTGTCTGCTTCATTAATAAACATATTTTGCAATAATTTAAAAATTGTTGTAGATGTAAAATGTTTTTGTCTTTGTTCCTTTGTTCCTAAAATTTTTGTTTCTGTATATTCTAGCAAACTATCAATTTTTTTCTGACTTATATAAGAAACCTGTAAGGGGTTGTCTATTGATTTGCCTATAAATTTAAAGTCTGCAAATTTTTCGCTTTTAGTAGCATAGATTCCTAGATAATCAATTGCTTTTTGTATAGTGTTTTTGTTGTCCATTTTTTTTAGTAGTTTAGAATTTTTATTTTTTTAAATTAATATATTGTTTTGCTCTTGCTTTTATTTCATTTTTGCTAATTTCAATTTCAATATTTCCTAAATTTAAAAACATTTTATTATCTTTTATAAATGTGTTAATTTGATAAAGTGCAAAATATTTATCGGCTTGTTGTAGTGTTTCTTTTTCCATTTTAGATAGTTTAAATTAATAATTTTATAAAATTGTGAAATTGTCTCTCACTATTTCAGTAATTAAGATGATAAAGGCTAATCCAAAACAACTTATAGCAACTGCATCTATAAAATTATTTATTTGCTTATCTTTTGGGCTTAATGTGTTTGAAATTGCATAATCTCTAACACTATTTTTCTTAAAAAATGTAGTTAATTCTAATTCTGTTAATGTTTGTGCGTTTCTTGTTTCTCTGTTTGTAATTTTAAAATATCTCATTTTTAGTATGCCTATTTTGTAGGGCTTTATTGATTAATAACTTTGGCAAAGATAAAAAGAAAAGCCATACTTCCAAATAATTTACAACAAAATATTAAATAATTTGCAATATATTTATCAACAATTAGAATGTTAATAACTTTTATACAAATAATTTGCATACATCAAGAAAAAAAGTATGAGGAAAAAATTCCATTTTTTTTGCCTATACCCCCTTACCAACAGGCCTAGCAGTTTCAACAGCCTCAGCAGTTTCAACAGGCCTAGCAGTTTCAGGGAGAAATTAGAAAATGAAAAAGAAAAATAAAAAAATAAAAAAAATAAAAATTAAAATAAAAAAAGCCAAGAAAAATTAATTCCTTGACTTCTTTCAACAAACACAAACACACTTTCTTTTATACCTTTACATAGGTCTTAAACCTTAGTATCTTATTTATTATAGATTGGCTTACCTTATACATTGATGCCAACTGATGCTGAGTAAACTTACCTGTCTTGTAATCAGCTCTAACCTTCTCTGCTTCTTCATAAGTGAACTTACGCTTTGCATAACCTCCACCTCGCATATCTTTTCTATCGTATATATTTATACTCATATCTTTTTATTAAAATAGTTATCAATTACTTCTATACTCTCATCTAACCCTTTGGTAACCCTAGCACAATACCCTTGCTCGTTGAGGTATGCTATCCATTCTTTCTGTTCTTTGGTTGGATAAGATTTTTTATCCTTCTTTATTTCTAAGAACAATCCGTGATAGACACCCCCCCCCTGAGTGGCACCCCCCTCTATATGCTCCCCCCTCTCCATAGGGACACAGATTTGAAGGTCAGGAAATCCTTTTACATACCCTGTAGCCTTAGCCTTAACAGCTTGCTTATAGGATGTTCTTATACCTCCTAAAGAGGCACAATACTTAGCCTTAGGGTAACGCATCTTAAGATACTTTACTACGCTTCTTTGTACTTCTTCTTCTTGGTTTCGCAATTATCTTAGTTTTTAAACAAGCCTTAATATCTTCACTTAATTCTTTAGCTGTTTCTTGCATCTTTCTATCTAACTCTATTAACCCTAACTCCAAATCAATCGTTTCATCTTGAAGTGATTTGATTCTTATGTTTAAATAAATTGCATACAAAACAACAAAAACAAATAAAATAGTTTCCATAATCTTTTTTTTAATTAGTAAGTAGTTTCCCCATATTGACCCTCAATATAGATGTTTTTAAATGTTATTTCTAACTCTTTCTTTCTTGATTTAGACTTTCTTAATATCTTCTCCATCAGCCTTTTATCTTTTTTTATCATCTCAACATCATTTGTTAATACAAATGTGTCTATTTTATCATACCTATAAGGTCTTGCCGAGCCTTTAGCTCTATAGCCATACCCTACAATAACCCTATAAATAGGGCTGCCCATTCCTTTTAACTTTGTCCCATTCTAATGCAGCTATTAACTGCTCTCTTGTGTGAAGCTTTCTAGCTTTATAACCATACCTCTTTGCGTTTTCCTTACTATAATCATCAGGATTATACACCAACTTAACCTCTCTTACTAATTCTTCTTTATCATACTTGACAATCCATCTGCAAGTATCACAATGACTACTTCTTTTTATATGTGTTAAATATCCCATATTATTTCTTTTTTTCTTCCTCTATCTTTTCTAGTTCAAACTCTAAGTGGGCTATAGCTTTTTTAATACACTCAACAGGAGATTCGTGTTTGCGTTCACTACGGAGCAAATATGTAGTGGCAGTCCCTATATTATAGGACAAATCAAATCCTGAAACAACTTTTCTTGCTTCATATCCATTGTTTCCAATGTAGTAGTGTGGTATTCTATGGTCTTTCATTTAATCTATCGTTTTCTAATCCCCCTGTTCTTGTTATATGTTTTTCTTGTTTTTCTTGTTTTTTAATATTCTCCTCAATCTTGTTTTTATCTCTATATATAAAGCTGTAAGCAATTTTTAAAATAATATAATAAAGAGTGAATATACTAATTATAAATAATATTACTGTTTTCATTTTTTATTTTTTTATTAAAATAATACTTCCTTTTAATGCTTTTGCTTAACTCTATTTCTAATTTATTAATTGACAACCCTCCTTTTTCCTCATCTTCAGATGCAAATAAATTAGCTATAATAATATAAGAGTGAAAATCTTTACTTACTAACCTGTCTAAAAGTTTAATCTTTTCTTTAGTGCTTAAGGCTAATAATTTTATTTTAGCTTTATTCATCATCTGCAAATTTAGTACAAAAATAGGCTTCTAATACACATAGTAGTATAATTATTCCCCAAATCGTTGTTAATATCTTCATTTTCTTAAGCTTTCTCCTCTCATAAACACAACCTTACACAGCCTTTTAATCCTGTCATATATCCTTTCTCCATATCTTTCTTTAATGGATTTAGCGTCAAGGTTTGATGTTAATAAAAGCATTTTTAAATCATCTTCTGCCTCAAATATAGCGTTCTCTACTGCATCTATCTTAGTTCCATAATCGTTTACTATCTCCTCAGTACCTATATCATCTATAACAATGAATGGGCTTTTATATTCAGTAACCTGATGAAGCTTCCTAGATGCTATTGGCTTTAGTATCTTACCCTTCTTAGCGTTAAAGATTAATGGCAGAACCCCTGTAAGTATAACTGACTTACCTCTACCACAATTCCCTATTAAAAATAACCCCTTACCTTTAGTGTCTGCTAACCAACTTACAACCTCATCATACTCAGGAAGATGCTTATACTCTGTAATAGTCCTGTCTACAAGCATAAAGGCTTCCTTAAACAGTTTCATACACTCATCATAAGTTCCAAAAGAATATCTCTTATAGCCTCTAATCTTTATGTGCGTTGCACTCTTTAATGTTTCTTCTAGTGTTCTCATATTTCTATTTAAAAATTAATTTTTGTTTTAGTAGTCCATTGCAAAACCAAGCAACTCCAAAGTGAGGACTACCTTTTCCTGTGAAATCTATTCTCTTTTTTAATGCTAGTATTTCAATTCCATTTTTGGAAAACATTTCTCCTCTTTTTATTCCCTGCAAAGAACTTACAGGAAGTAATAAGGCAAAAGGTTTTTTTAACTCATAGCACCTTTCAATGAACTTATCTTTTTTAGAATAAGGAGGGTTAGTAATTATAACATCAATTCCATCAGGAAGTTCATCTTTTAAAAAATCCCTTCCTTTGCTTGATATACATTTATAACCATTAGAAGTAAAGCAATCCACTATATTAGAACTAATACCACTAGTACAATCATAATAAACCTTGTCTTTACTCATCTCACTAAGCAAGGGCAATATACCCTCATTAGGAGTGTAGCACTCATCAGACAAAGAATTGTTTGATGTTTTATTTAGCATACTTAAATTTGTTGAAGCCATATATTTAAAATTTATTATAATCTTTATTTGATAATTCTTTCCTTCCTGTCTTATCTTTAGGTGTATTTGCCTCCCAAGTTCTAACACAAGCTCTCCAGTCTTTCATCTTATTCTTTCCTACCTTCCACCCATTGCTAGAGTAAAAGTTGTGAAACTTAACGCTATCTACCTTATTATTTCTTTCGGTACAATAAGCATCTACCTCATCTACAGTAGGCTCTGCAAATCTTTTAATGATAGGCTTCTTTATTTCATTCTCAAACCCTGCAACATCTACAGGACTAATCCCTTCAATGTTATATACATCATATTTGTCTAGTAATTTTATTACAGCCAAATGAGGCCTTGAGTTCTCATTAAGAGTTCCATACTGAAAGTCAATGAACTTTGGTATAAACCATTTATTACCTTTATCAAAAATCTTTATTTGTTCTGCAAAAACTTTAGCTGCTTCTTTCTCACTTATCTTACTTCCAATTCTGATTGAAGCAACCTCAAAGTCTGTGTCCCATATTCCTGCGTGATTACAATCATCTAATATGTATAACCATAATAACTTAAACTTTGCAGGAAGGTTTCTTATAAACCCTTTTTTCCATTTATCTGTATCTGTAAATCTCTTTGCCATAATTATATCTGTTTTAGTAGTTGATTCATTCTTTCTTTTCTTTCTGCAAAGGGTAAGCTATCCCAATCCTCAGGCTTTATTACTCCTTCAGTAGCGAATACAATCCTCTCTTGAAAAGCTAGAGCCTCTTGCTCGGTTTGATTAGTCATTGAACCCATTTGTAGAAACATCTTCATAAAATCTATTTTATCCATATCTATTTATTTTTTGCGTAGTTAGTTAAATACTTGTTTACTATTGACTTATGCTTCATTGAGCCATCATAACTGTCTGATATATCTTCATATTCAGCATCATCATAAGATTCATCTATTAATAATATATCGCTGTTACAATCAGGGCAAAACTTATAGCCCTTAAACTCGCTATCAGACAGATTGCTACAGCCACAATAATAACAGGCTTCGTTACCCTCATCATCACAAATAACCTCTGTGTCGCTTCCATAATCAGAATACCAATAGCTTCTTTCTGCTCCACTAAAGTCCCCCCAATCATAATCACTCCAACTTGTCTTTTGCTGTTGATACTCATACTTATTACAGCCCAACTCATTGATTATCTTATCAACCATATTTAAGCAGTTATTTGCATCATAGAACTCTACAATTTCCTCATCTGAATGAGGCGCGTAATAACCACAACTCATATTTGCTACACAAACACCAATACCATTCTCTGCTAATTGACCTACATCTGTAATTGCACCTGATGTTTCTGCATAACCATACTTCTTTAATATAGGGGCTATGCTCTTGCTAAATGCTTTGCTGAATAGTTTGCCTGATATATTGTTTACAAAGTCCTTAGAGCCTCTCCTGTCGCCTTGTAGGCAATAACCTACATCTTTAAACCAATCCATATCTGCAGCTCTACTTCCTACACATCCCACTTCTTCTGAATGAAAGAACGCACATTTAATATTGTCTTTGCTGATAAGCATCTCTAATGCTAGCCATATACCTACCTTGTCATCTCCACCTATCCCTACTTGCTTGCCTAATTCTGAGTTAAATGCAAATAAGCAATTATCATCATCAAAAACTTTATAGTATTTATGTATATCGTGAACTGTGTCTGTATGTGCAACCATACAAGGATATACATCTGCAGTTCCTTTAGTTACATATATGTTGCTATCTTTAATAACAACCTCTGCTTGAGGGACATTCTCTCTGCAGAATTTGTGGATATAAGCTATCATATCAAATTCATTACCACTTGTGGTCTGAACGGATAGTATATCCATTAATAATTTTTTCCTACCTAATAATAGTGTGTTCATAAGCGTTTTGTGTTTTGGTTAATAGTTAGTTGAATTAAGGAAGGAGCTTCAGTTTACGATTGAACCTGTTAGGGCTGTGCAATGTTTGCTCACTCCCTGCCTTAAATTCTGTACAAAGATACGAATAATATTTGAATCTACCAAATTATTTGGTAGTTGTTTTAATATTATTTAGTTTTTTTCTTAATTCTATAACTTGTAGCTTTAAATCAAGATTGTTTTGTGAAAGTCTAGTGTTTTCTGTTTTTGCCTTATCAAGCCTATCTCTTAAGGTTTTCCTGTCAAGGTCTGAGTTGATGCTGTTTAAGGGAATATAAGTGTCCATAAATTTAATTTAAGTTAATAAAAAAGGAAGGGGGGAATTGTAATCGTTCACAAAGTATAACTGCTGATAGTTATTAATTAAATTACTAACCCCCCAACCTATGCTATTTAAAACGGCAAATCATCTTCTTCTTTTGCCTTGTCTGCTGTTACTTCTTTTGGTGGCTCGTAAGTATTCTCATAAGCATAGTGAGTTGCTCCTTTTTCAGAAGGCTCTCTCCTTTCTGCTATTGTAATATTTACCCAACCTCTTTTAGATATTTTTTGCAAATCATCTACTTTAAAACTTGCATTAAATAATTCTCCATACTGCGTAGTTACCTTTTTGATACTACTTGCTACATAATTCTTGTCTGCCATTTTTTTGTTTTTTAATTTTTAATTTGTATTCGTTTTTCTTTTCTATTAAATCGTTTAACCTTTCTGATAGTTCATTCATTTTTCTTTCTACTTCTATAACTTCGTGTATATAATAATTATCATCTATCATTAAAGTGCTTTCTATTTCCTCATAGTTTTTTTTATAAGATTTTAATATTCTTACAAAGGTATCGTGCTGAGTAATACTGTGCAATATTGTTGCGTGATTTTTATTAAGAATATCTCCTATCTCCTGAAATGTAAGCCTAAAAATATTTCTTAGTATTCCACAATAAAGCCTTCTTGCATCTATAACTTTTCTTATTCTGCTTTTTCCTTCTATAACAGACCAAGCTAAATTATACCTTCTGCATATTTCTGATTTAATTTTATCATCTCTTTCTTTAGTAAATTCTAATTTATATCTACTCATTATCCTGTTGCTTTACTAATGATTCAACTACTTGAAAATTATCTTCTCCTTCTACTACAATTATTTCATCTTTTAAATCAACCTCTATAATATCTACAACATCTTTTACATCTATATTTAGAAATTGTGCAAGTCTTTGCATTTGATAATACCTTAAGTGATAAGGATTGTCTAAATACTTCTCAATAGTTGAGCCTTTAATATTTAATATTCTTCCAAATCTTTGTTTAGATATTCCTCTAATTCTCAAGATTGCTTCAAGTTCATTTCTTGAGGCTCTTACTTTTTCATAATCATTTTTCATTTTAATAATCTTTAGGGTTAAACATTCCATTCTTCCTCATTGCTTCGTATTGATGCTTAGGGTCTAAATGTATTTCATTTTCTTTTATTTTTTTAAGTATCTTATCAGCCTCTATATCTGTAAGCTCATTTAAAGAACTCATAATTCTTTGCTGTTCTGATACTGATATAGATGTTCGGTGTAAGAGGTTCTCAATGTAGCCAAGTTTCCATAACTCTGCTTCTAATGGTTTACCATCAAGAACCTCATCCATCCAATCCATTAGTCTACAATTTCATCTTGACCAAATACTCCTTGCTCATAGAATCCTGCTACCTTAAGAACAACTCTTGACATAGCTCTCTTTTCTGCCATAGCAACAGGAAACTTTTTACCACCCCCCATTAAATTAGAGTCTGATGCTTCTCCAAAACTCATCATATTTCTGACATCTTTTCCTTTGTGTCCTACCTTCATACTAGCAGTTGCTCTCATAACTACCCAATCTTTCTCCATTACAACAGGCTCATAAGCTACTGTAATGTTTTGCTTAGATACAATCTTATCTATGCCCGTTCTTGTTATAATTACAAATCCTCTTTTATCTTTATAAACATCTTCTTTAACTAATCCATTCTCTAGGAATAGTCTTTTTAGGGTTTCTTCTTTTGTTTCTTTTACTTCAATAGTGTTTTCCATTTTTTTCATTTTTTAAAAATTTAATTAATAATTAGTTATTGTAATATTGATTCCATAAAATTCTTAAGCCTAGAATCAAAGCTTTTTTTATCATCCTTAATCATCTTGTATTCAACAATGTTAGCATTTCTAGTAGTCCCATCTGTTTTTTTATACCTAGTTGGTACATCTAATTGTTTAGACTCTATCCTGTAACCTTTCTTTCTTAAGGAATGAATGATGCTTGATAATCTGTATGCACCATATTCGTTTATAGCTTCTTTTTGTGTTAGCCTTCTACCATCTTTTAAGTGTTGTAGAATATCACTCGTTTGTGTTTTTGTCATTTTAAAATAGTTTATTTAATAATTAGTATTCATCTCTACGAGCATCAGCCATCATTTCTAAATAGCTTTCTCTTTGTATTTCTTCGTATTCATAATCTTCTATAGGGTCGCAATGCTCTTTGCAATCAGAGCATATGTCTGTTTCCTCACATACTGAAACTCCACAACAGTTGCTTACCATATTATATCCAAACCCATCATCTACAGGGTTGCTTAATTTCCAATCATCATAATTCATAAGTAATAAGTGTTTTAGTTAATAGTTAGTTAGTCGTAAATTCTATGCAAAGATACAACAATTTTTTAAACTACCAAAATATTTACAATGTTTTTTATAAATAATATGTAAATACTTTATCTTTAACCTAGTATTTATCTTTAGCCTTATCTTTATCTTTATCTTTAAGAGTATGGAATACCCTATAGAAAGGGTTATTAAAGGGTTTAATTTAAAAGTAGTGAGTAAGCCTAGCCACCTGTCCACTTTCTTTGTCGTGTAAAAAAGCTTCACAGGCTTTTGATGCGCCACAAAAACCTTTTCTTGAGTGCCAACTATCAGCAGCAGATGGGCTTCTCATATATTCTACAGTAACACCTATAAAGTCTTTAGCATCTAGCCATTTATGTTTTATTTTGTGATGTAAGTGATGTAAATACCAATATCTAAATTTAGTTTTACTCCACATTTCAGGTCTTTCTTGTGCCATTAAAAGTGGTAATTTGTCCATTTTTGCACCATCTCCGTGTTCTAAACCTATTAAATTTGCACCATATTGATAGTATTTTCTATGTGATACACTTATATCAAACTGAACATCATCTGCTTTTCTAAACCAAGATTTTAATGTGTGAGCTAAATGAAAACCACTTTGGTAATCGTGATTACTCATTGAGTGTAATACATCTACAGGTGCTATATCTCTTAACATTTCTATAACCCTAACATATAACATTAGAGCTATTTCATAATGTTCCCACCACTTTCCATCTGTATCTTGATGAGTTCCTTTGGTTGTAGTGTTATATACATTGTCTATATGTAGAACATCATTACCAATACAGAAAAGAACCCTGTCTACATCAAAACCTTTAGATTTATCTATAAGACCCTGAACACCCTCTAAAACCCTCATAACAGCAGTTTCACAGTCATAATGCTCTCCTGTTTCTAGTTCATTAGCATATTTTCCTATATGAATATCTGCAGGATTTATAACTAAAAGATGCGTACCTTTTTTTCTTTTAATTTTTTTATACTCAGGAGAGTAAGACTCTATAAATTTATTTACATTGTCAAATATCTGATTCTCATCTAATCCACAATCTTCTTTTGTAACTATTGAAAATCTTAAATCGCCATTAGCTGATTGCCAATGCTTTACAGACACAACATCTTTTTTATTTATACCTCTTTCTGCAAGATGCATATCTAATGCTGTATTATCGTTAAAATTTTCTATTGAATTTGCTCTGTGTTTATAGATTAAGTTTTCCTCATCTACTGTGAGTCTTAATCTTTTTCCATTTTTTTTCATATTCAAATTTATTAAAAATACATAGTGATGTAAAAAAAAAGTGAGAAGTTATTAACCTCTCACTCTTAACTACTAACTATCCCAAAATGAAAACACTCATAAAAGGACTGTAAAGATAGTAAATTATTTTAAACAACAAGTGTTATTTTTTTAATTTAGCTATATCAGCAATTCCCTGACCTAATATAAGTGTGAGAATTGAGTAATACAAATCTTTTGCAGTTGCCTCATCAACACCTAAGTAAGTAACTAAAGCAGGAACAACCACCGAACTGATAGCGTACCAAAACTTCTTTGACTTTAACATTTGTCCAATAAGGAATTTTTCTAAAAACTTTTTCATTTTTTTTAATTTAAATTAATAATAATGCCAAATAACATTTGGGCTTTTTTCTGTATCTGTGTCGCAATGTATGAAATTTCTGCCAATACCAATGCGATTTATACCTGATTTTAATAGAGAGCTAATTACTTTATATCTAGTAGGGCTGTCAGGAGTTGATATATCACAAGCATTACAAGGAACATTCATATGTGAAGAATTTAAGGCTCCACCTATACTTGTGTTGTGCTGTGGGCTTCTATATCCTGATGTGATTTTAAAAGGAACACCTGCTAACTCTCTAGCCTTATCTAACTTAGTTAAAAAGGAAAGGCACATATTTTCTCCTGAGCCACTATCAGTAGGGCAGTCAAATTCAGAAAGTTTAAAATATTTAATATCCATATTCCTTAACCTATCATTATACCACTTATCTTCCCTGACCTCTATATTTTTTTTTGTAGCCATTTTGACTTTTTGAAGCATTTTTTGAATGAACTCCTTTCCTTTTCTTCCTAGAATTTGACTTAAAAGTAAAAGTAATTTTAGCCATATTATTGTTTTTTTGATAGCTTATAGAATTTATAAAGAGTGAAAAGTATTGCTAATGATGTTGATATAAATAAAAGATACTCATTACACTCACTTAAACTCAAACCTATTACTCCTCCATTTGCAATTAAAACCTCTGTTGTATCTTTCATTTTTTTCATTTTGTTAATTCTCGTAACTAAATTCTAGTGTTACATTAAAATATATTATCTGCCCTTCTGCTCCCATAACCATAGGGAACACCATATCTCCCACACTAATAGATGATTCTGTAAATGATGTTTCGTTAATTTGCTTAAGCCTAGTATTACCTGCTGATGCACCATCCCCTGCAAAAGATATAATATCTAACTCAACAGGTGCTAGAGGGTCTACAGACATATTAACAGGAGAAGCCTTGCAAATTGCTAATCTTGCCAAAGCATTAGTATTTGTAGTATACCAACCTCTTATTTTAACCAAAGTACAATCATCTTGAGCTATATAATTAGCAGTTCTAAACAGGGTATTACTAGCTATTGTTCTCGGCTCCTCTCCCCCTATGGTTGCTGAACCAAAATCAGCTGCTATTTCATATGGAGATTGCCCATCCTGTAAGCTATTTCTAAACTCATAAGTAGCTCCATTACCTGTAGAATACCCTATAACCTGAGTAGTAGTGGTTTTTATTAAGCCTTTGGGAATCCATTGTAAAGGGCCGTTTTGATAACCACCTGAACCTGCACCTTTAGTTAATATAGTTTCGTTTGAAGCACCCTCATAACCCTTAGGATTGTGTATATTAGGGTCTTGAAGATTTTTATGTTCGTTTGATGCCATATATTATTTTATTTTAACAGTCCGTACAATTACAATTACACTTACCTTTTAGATAAGGATTGCCACAACTTACACACCCATCTATACCATTATAGCCATATATACTGTCATAGAATATCATTCCGTGATTTTTATAGGTATCACTCATAGACCTTGGCTTGTTAGAATCGTATGTAGGGTAATTACCCTGCTCATCAGAAGAATCTAAAAAATCAATCATATCTCTTGAAAATATTTCTGCCTTTCTATATGTATCTTGCTTAAATGCATTGTAAGTGTCTTGACTTATAATTCTTGAAAACTCATCTGTATTGTGAACAACACCACTAGAAGATATATTGCTCATAATGTCATTTACAACTTCAAACCTAACAAACCAAGAAAGACAATCTTCCAAGTAATACTGCATAAACTCTTGATTTTCATTAGTTAAAGTGCCATCATTATGTTGTTTTTTTAGTTCTGCATAAAATTTATCCCCTAATAAAGGTCTTATGTGTGCTAACTCAGCCAATACTATTGTGTTTTCAGAAACTAGAGTAGGGTCTGTATTTTTATTAGTAAATGTTTTGTCAATTACCTCTCCTGCAGAAACTAATGTTATATATTGTTTAGTGTTAGCCATATCTTATTGTTCTACTGTTATTTCCTTTGTTTCATCCATCTCCCCATCTCCATCTTCATCTTTCTCAACTACAATAACCTCTCTGTCTGCAACAAACATATCTCCATCATCTAACATAGGTAAATCCTCATCAATTAATGCTCTTTGTTCGTTTATAGTAAGAACTTGTCTAATATCAACATCATTAGCATAAGAAATTGGTGGGTCGTAGTGTATCTTTAAATCACTAGGGTCGTAACCCATTTCATTGTATAGAACTGTTCTTATTCCATTCAACAATAACTCAGAAGTATCTCTAATTACTGTAGTCATTACTAAGTCATAAGCAATTCTAATCTCACTTCCTGTATTGTTCATTTTACCTGAACTAACAATACCTGAAAGTGATGGCTGCCATCTATTAGCAGTTATAATATTTTGGTCGGTAATTTGCTGTAAGTCAATCCAACTACCCTCTTGGTCATCTTTGATAATCTGAACATTGGCAGGAGATGTATCTCCATTCTTTACTATAAACAATATCTTACCATTATTTCCTTCTCCTACAAACTTCTTTTGAGCTTCGTGAACCATTTTCTGAGCTTCTTCCTCTCCCATATCTCCACTAATCTCAACAATAGCAGAAGGCTGAAAGCCATTTAAGAATTTAGTGTGATTCCATTTTCCTATCTCATAATCAACACAGATATGCTCTAGTGCTGCTACATAATCAGGAAGTCCGTAAAAGTTAAATGTAGGCTCGTAATCCTTAAAGTGCATTACAAACTTATTGTGTGCTACTCTAGGGTATATAGGTAGTCTTTTTATTTTTTTATCTTGATTCCAATACTTACACCAATCAGGGTTTACATAAACTTCTTTTCTGCTTTTACCCATTCTAACTGTTGTAGCATCTAAATGATATAAATTTACTCCACCATCATAAATAACACACTCAAGGTATGCGTTACCAAAGGTATAGTAATCATCTGCTAATTTTTTAAATACATCTCTTAAGGATTCCTTGTCTGCATTAATATCTTCAATAAAATCTCTTAATGATTCGTTATCACAAACAAATTTAGCACCACTTGTGAATACAGTTTTTTGTGCTAAAACACTTCTATGAGTAGAAGATTTTCTTTTAAGTTCTGCTAAATACTGAGGAAAAAGATTATCTTCTCCAAAAGGAACCCACTCATTATTAAGGGTTTTAAGGTCTTTTACTTCAGTTATGCTTGGTGGTACAGTAAGGTCAAATACTCCAAATTCAAAAGTATTAGTCTTTTGATTTTTTCTCTTTACTTGAGCTTTCTTTGGTTTTCTTGCTAGTGTTTTTTTCATTTGATTTTTCTATTTTATCTATCCAATCTGTTATATTCAATTCCTCATAAGCATAAGCTAAATCTGCTTGGCTTAATTCGGTTCTAAAATCTACACCTTGTTTCCCATCACTTGAAAGTCTGAAACCTTTAATTACATTTTTGTTTACTTTGTATTCTGCCATAGTTAAATATATATTTGTCAAAATTACACTTCTTTCTTTATTACAGTCGCACATTACTAAAAAGATATTAATAAGAAAGTGTTATTAACTAACACTCTCTTATTTTATCTAAATTATTATGTAGTTACCAACCCTAAACCATCACTATCAATAGTTATAGTACCTGAATAAGCTCTAGGTATTTCATATTGAGTAGCAACAAGTGTTACTGTAACTCCAATTTCATCAGAAAAAGCAGCGCCTGTACCTCCTTCTACCGATTGTAATCTACAGTATTGCTGAGTTCTATCACTAGCGTGTGTATCTTGATTCGGTAAAGTATTTGAAAGACCTATTACTTTATTGTGGGATTGGTCTGATGTAGGAACTGTAGTACCTGAAGGATTATCATTGTTATCTATAACCATTGCCATTAAACAATCTCCATCAAATCTGTAAAGCTCGTTAAATTGAGCCGTTGTAAGGCCTGGTATAAACCAAGACAAAGTACACTCATAAGTACTAAACTCTTTCCCTTCATTTGTCCCTGAAACAGTTAAAGAAGAAGATTCAATTCTACTTTCAAACACACCCCAATTAGCACCAACTCCTGTGCTTTGGTCTATTTGAGTTATTGTATGTAGAGAGTTATCAAAAGCCACTTCTTGTGTATTTGTTTGAACTCTAACTGCTATAAATCTTGTGCCTCCTACTGCTTGTAAGTCTGAACAATTTATTGCCATTCCATCTGCTATTGCCATATTATTTTATTTTTTAAATTATTATTAATTAAGATGATGTAGTAGATGTTCCTGTTCCTGAGCCTGCATTAGTATACAAGCTTATACTACCACTAAATAATCTAGGAGCTTCCCATTGCTTACAGCTTAGCGTTACAGTCCAACCATTATCATCATTATAAGCAGCTCCTGAAGCACCTTCTGCTCCTGTCATACTAACATAAGTTTGATTTCTTATCTCAGCCTTTTCATTCATATACTTTTGGCTTGCACCTAAAACATATTTCTTTCCATTGTTTCCAATTGCTATTACCATCATACAAGTGTCCATAAGTTGCTGTAATACGGCAGATTTAGCTGTGTCCATTTCAGGCATCATAAAGCTTAAACTACACTCGTAAGAAGTAGAACCATTTTCTCTAGCTGCAGTAACAGTAAGAGAAGGTAATTCGTTTTTAAACTCAAAATTTCTCCAAGTTGCTGTTGAACCTCCTATGTCTACAATGTTAGATATAGAGTGAGAAGTAGCACTATTTGTATAAGTAACCACATCTCCATCAGCCCAAGTTCTAATAAGAATATTTCTAATACCCCCTGCTGCTTGTAAGTCATCGCAGCCTATATTTATTCCGTTTGTTATTGCCATTATTTATTATTTTAAAAGTTAAAAAAAGTATTTAGGGAGAGATTGCTCCCTCCCCATCTACTATTAAATATTACCCTATTAAGGTAGCACCATTAACTAAAGAGTTCCATCCGTAGTTGAAGCCCATAGTGAATCCTGCTCTTACATACATATTCTCTGATACTTCATCATAGAACATTTTAAGCTCATTCTCAGGTCTTGCTACATCTGTACCAATAAATAAGTTAGCTTTTGCTGTGTAAACAACACCATTTGTTGTTTGAGTAGTTGTTGTTGCACCTGCTTGAGTGAACGCTGCAGATAAGTCAATTCCTGCTCCTGTTGCCGATAAAGCTAAAGCTGTGTCCCACTCATACATAGGAACAACCTCAATTCCTTTGTAGAATAATCTTGATTTTCCTACTTGTGCTTCAGAGTGTCCATAATCAACTGCTCCATTTACTGCTACTGCAGTTAAACAGTTATACCAAGCGTTATATACATTTGGTGTAACAAACATTCTTTTTTCTGATGCAGGTACTTGTTGTAATTCAGATGGTGCAGTATTAAATACATTATCTAATAATGAGATAACATCTGCGTTGCTGATTAACCCTCCGACTGTTGCATAAGAAGCTGTTGCTGCTGCTAAAGTTAAAGCTCCTGTTACAGGAGTCATATTAGCACTTGTTCCTGCTTGGAAAGCAGTTCCTGCTGA